AGATCATCAACAAGCACAGTTTCAGGAAGTTCTAAAAGAGGAGCAAAAAAAGGTAGCTATGAAGTTCCCTGAATTGCAAGATCCTGTAAAAGGAAACTCTCTAAGAACAGGCATGGTGAATTATTTATTGAAAAAAGGATTTTCTGAAAAAGATGTGTCCTCAGTTTATGATTCAAGAATGTTTGATGTGATCGTAGATGGAATGAAATATCAAGATAACAAAAAGTTGAAACCAACTTTAGTTAACAAGAAAGTCAAACCATCAAGAGTTGTTAGATCAGGTGTCAAAACAACAAAAGCAGATGAGAATAGCCAGAATAGGTTGAATAGAATCAAAACGCTGAAGAAGTCAGGAAGTCCAAAAGATGCAACTGATTTGTTGATGCGTTATTTATAAACTAATAACCTAACGGAGAAATACAATGGCTGTATATCAAACATACCAAACAGTCGGAATAAGAGAAGACCTAGCGGACATTATTTATTCAATAAGTCCAACAGAAACTCCTTTTATGTCTGGCGTAGCTAAAACAAAAGCTACAAATACATCTCACCAATGGCAAACAGATGCTTTGGCTGATGTAGCAGCAAATGCTGCAGTAGAAGGTGCTGCAATAAGTTACCCAACTTTAACAGCAACTACTAAATTAACAAACCACACTCAAATATCTACAAAAGCAGTACAGATTTCAGGTACAAACGAAGCTGTAACTTCTGCTGGTAGAGCAAATGAGTTAGCTTACCAAGTAGCAAAATCTGCGAAAGAATTAAAAAGAGATATGGAAACAGCTCTTTTATCTAACGTAGCTGCCGCTGCAGGTAACGCTTCAACTGCAAGAAAATTAGGAGGAGTTCCAACTTGGATTTCTACTAACGTAGATGCAGGTGCTGGTGGATCAGGTGCTGGTGGCGGAGCTGCTAGAACAGATGGTACGCAAAGAGCTTTCACAGAAGACCAATTAAAAGGTGTTCTAAGAAGCTGTTTTAACGAAGGCGGAAATCCAAACATGATTATGGTTGGTGCTTTCAATAAACAAAAACTATCTGGCTTCACAGGTGGATCAACTAGATTTGACCAAGCTGAAGACAGAAGATTAGTTACTTCTATTGATGTATATGAAAGTGACTTCGGAACTTTATCCGTAGCACCTAATAGATTCATTAGAGGAGCTAACGCAACTGCTGCAAAAGTAGGTCAAGATGCTCTAGTATTAGAGATGGACATGTTTGCAGTATCTTTCTTAAGAGATTTTTCTCTACAGAATCCTGCTCAGACTGCTGATGCAGACCAAAGATTCTTAGTAGCTGAATATACTCTTGAGTCAAGAAACGAAAAAGCAAGTGGATTAGTTACTGATTTAACTACTTCATAATCTAATTGTGATTAGGGATGTAACCCTTAAAAACTACATCCCTATCACTTAACCCATGTTGAAGTCTTAGTAAGGTTATAGACGGAACGACAAACGGAGAAAAAAAATGAGAACATTAAACGATTACTTTATAACTGCTGAAATTGAAGATATATCAACAGCTTCATCAACTTTTGTTGGTGTACCAGATGGCGGTAAAATAGTTAAAATTATAACTGCTTTACAAGGTGCTATATCTGGCGGTAACGCAGCAATCACTTTTGAAATAGGTGGTACTGCTGTAACTGGTGGTGCAATAACTGTTGCACATTCAGGTTCAGCTGCTGGTGATGTAGATACTGCTTCACCTACTGCTGCTAACAGAGTAGAAGAAGATGGCTCAATAGAGATTATTACCGATGGTGGATCTACTGGTGCTAAAAAATTACTTGTGACATTTGTTATAAGAAGATAAATATAAATTGGGGGTTCTACCTAGCGGAAGTTCCCCCAAAAACTAAATAGGAGAAAAATATGAGTTTTAATTACGCTTTAAAACCTGGAACAACACAAAAAGTATCACCATCTGGTTCATCTGCTGCAACTGGAAACGCATTTGGTTCACAAACTGAATATGTAAGAGTAGCAACTGATGCTGATGTACATATTGTTTTTGGTGGATCACCAACTGCAACAGCTAATGATATATTTTTACCAGTAGATCAACCTGAAATATTCAAGGTATCACCTGGCGAAAAAATGGCTGCTATTGGTACAGCAAATGTTTCAGTTACTGAAATGAGTGCATAGTGGCTAAGAAAAAAGGTTTATTTGGAGTTAATAATTATGTTAAAGCCAAACCTAGAAAAAGACCTGGTCGTCATGCAAAAAGTTATAGCAAAAGAATACCAAGTAGAAAAAAAAATAGAGGTCAAGGATGAAAGAAATTCAGTTAGACGGCTTAAAAAAAACAACTTTTTCAACTGACGAAAAAGAAAAAAAGATTGTTATAAAGCATGAAGTAGATATAGACCCACATTTAAAACACAATAAAAGACTTTTAAATGATGGAGATGGTTATTCAAAATCAAGAGATTTGAAAAGAGTAGCTTCTATTCCAACAATAGCTTTAGAAGTCTGGGCAAAAGAATATGACCCACATGGCGATGGTAATTGGTTTGCTTTACCAAAAGAAGTTCAAAGTAAAATATTAAAACTCAAATTGAACAGTAATGAGTTTAAGTATTTTAGAACAGCAGAAGGAAGAATTTAATGGCATTATCAAATTATTCAGAATTACAATCATCAGTAGCTAATTGGTTAAACCGATCTGATTTAACAACTGAGATTACAGGAGATTTTATTGTTTTAACTGAAAAAGATTTTAACTCTAAATTAAGAATTAGAAAAATGGTTGAATCTGATAGTTCATTTTCAATTAATGCAGAAACAGTTGCTCTACCTTCAGGATTTTTACAAGTTAGAGATTTATTTATTTTAAGTGGCGGAACTAAATATGCTTTAACATATATGACACCACCACAAATGGATCAGATTAAAGGTTCTTCTACAAGTGGTATGCCAGTAGCTTATACTATTATAGGAGATAATTTTAGATTTGCTCCTACACCTGATACAACATACACAGGAACATTAAATTATTTCAAATCATTTGATCCTTTATCAGATTCAAATACAACAAATTACATTTTAACTAATCATCCTGCTATATATTTATATGGTTCACTATATCATGCTGCTAATTTTTTAGGTGGTGTTGAACCTGCAAGATTACAACAATGGCAAGGTATGTACACAACAGCTCTTGAGAGATTAGAAAGAAACGATAGAGAAGATCAATTTAGTGGTTCTCCATTACAAATTAGATCAGATGTAACTGTAGCTAGTTCTTTTCAAGATACAACTAAAGTAACAAATAATAATACATAGGAAAAAAATGCAATTACCTTTTGGCGAATGGCTACCGGATCAACCTGAATATTTAAATCCTGGTGCTACTACAGCAAACAATGTTTATTATGCACAAAATTCTTATAAAAGATTTCCTTCATTAGTAAATTATTCTACAAACAATATTGCTGCAGATAGCAGAGGTGCTGGTTCATTTAGAGATAATTCAGGTAATGTATTTAACTTTGTTGCTAAGAACACAGACATCTATCAATTAGATGGAGGAACATTTACATCAAGAAAAGGATCGCTAACAGGTGGTAATACAGATTATTTTACATTTACACAATTTGGTAATTACATCATAGCAAGTAATGGCGTTGATGCACCTCAATATTATTTAATGGGAACATCAACTAATTTTGCTAATCTTTCAGCAATAGCAACTTCTGGAACTGTGCCTACATTTAGAGTTTCAGGTGTAGTTAGAGATTTTTTAATAACAGGTAATCAACCTACAAATCAAAATAGAATACAATGGTCAGGCATTAATGATATTGCTACTTGGCAATCAGGAACTAAACAAGCTGATCAACAAGACTTACCAGGTTCAGGTGGAGAAATAGTTCATATTACATCAGGTGAGATTGGTTATGTATTTAGACAAAATCAAATTGTTAGAATGGATTATGTAGGTGGTGCAACAATATTTAGATTATCAGTTATATCTCCTAATAGAGGTGCAGTTTATGGAAGAACAGTTTGTCAAGATAATAGAAGAGTATTCTTTTATGCTGATGATGGTTTCTTTGAAATTAATGGTGATAATGTTGTTGCTATTGGTGCAGAAAAAATAAATAGATTTTTTGATGTAGATTTAAATAAAGCATTCTCTGATAGAATATGTGCTGCAGTAGATCCATTTAATCAATTAGCTTTATGGTTATATCCTTCAGCTTCTAACACAGCGAATACAACAGGTATTTGTGATAAAATATTAATCTATAATTATGCTACACAAAAATGGTCAACAGCAGATGCAAATGCTAGTACGATATTTTCACAGTTTGTAGGAGCTTATACTGTGGAACTTATGGATATTATTTCAGAAAACTTAGATCAAATTAATATTGCCTTAGATACTGACTTTTGGTCAGGAGGACAATTACTTCTTGGAGCTATAGACAGCGATTTTAAAGCAGCAATATTTTCAGGAACAGAAAATCAAGGAACTATAGAAACTAGAGAATTAGAGTTGTTTCCAGGACATAGAAGTAGTATAACCAACGTAAGACCCATAGTTGACGCTACAGCTACTGTAACCATTAAAAGCAAAGAAAGATTATCTGATGATGCTACAGTTTCTACTTCCTCAAGCATGGTAGCAAGTGGTGATAATCCAGTTAGACAATCTGGAAGGTATTTTAGAATACAAGTTATCACACCAAGCGGAACACCTTGGACTCATGCACAAGGAGTAGATTTAAAAGCATCAAGAATAGGTTTAAGATGACGGACAAAACTGATATAGATAATGTTAGATATAGTTTTGAAACTCAAGAGTTTTTTCAAAGACAAATTGAAGAAGCAATAAACACATTAATTAA